ACCATATATTCATATTTTCCACTACTGTCGGAGTTACCTGTTATTAGTGTCGTATATGAGTCTGATTGCTTCTTCCTTTCGGCAACTGAAGTCACGCTCACAATTGGACTTTCATCGAGTATTATTGCATTAGTGTACTGATCATTGATGTCATAGTATTCTGTCTTTGCACTTGAATAATAGTCTACAAAACTCGTCCCGCAGTAGGTTTTTACTGCTTGACTGATGGCTGGAATAATTACATTAATCTTCGCATTCTCACTTTCTCCAGTAAGTCCAGCGAAGTTTTTATATTCTCTTAATGTTATTAAATCTGCCATAATTAAAAAGGGGGAGTGTTAGGTACACTCCCTGAAACCGTATTGTGCTAATATTAGCTAGCTTTGTACATCCAAGCCCACTTAGAAGTTGCACCGTCAATTAAGTCAGTGAATCCTAATCTCTGAGAAGCCACTAAGACTCTTCTTTGATTAATAACTTCGTAGTCAGATTCTACAGTAACGCCTCTTAATCTTGGCATTACATAGTTTCTTGGGTTAACTGCGATAGCTCCGAACTTAGAAACTGCTGGTGTAGCAAACTCGTCACATAATAGTACTCTTGAACCGAATACTTGACCAATTTCACCAGAAAGCTTAGTAGCCATGTCGCCAACTAGGTTAGCGTCTTGGAACTCTGCATCTTCTAATAGTTCGTAGTATGATCTTTGTGAAACAATATATACTACTTCACTTGGGTTCACACCATATTTACCCATGTTCTTTCTCATTTCAAGTAAGTCAGTTGCTACAATTTTATCAGTTGCAAAAGCAGTTCCTGATTGTGTATAGTCACTGTCATTTCTTGCTAAGTGTAGTAAACCTTCGAAAGAAGCTCCTGAAGTGCCAAAGACACCATCAGCATCGTCACCAGCTAAGATTGAGTTTTCAATTGCTCTAGCGTGTGACCTTACCATTGATTCTCTAATTAAAGGAAGAATCGGTAAGATTGCATCTTCTTCAGTCTCATTACCTAAGAATGATTGAGAGATAAGTTTTTTAGTTGAAAGAGTTCTTTCAGACATAGTAACCCCTGCATCGTCACCATAAGTAGCAGACCTCATATCTAAGTTGTCATTTGCTACAGCAGACCCTGAAGTAAATTCAGCGTAACCACTATCTGGTAAGATTGGGATAATCATGTTTGCAGAGCTCATTGGTATTTCTCTAAATAGAGGAGCTAATACTAATTCGTTCTGGATATCTCTTTCAATGTTTGTTGAAACGATTTGCTCGAAATCAGCTGATGAAACTTGAACACCTGAATGAGTGTTAACTTTTTCCATTACATTTTTAGCAACTTCACTGTCCCATCCTTTACCAGTCGCTAAACCAGCAAATTTTGCGTCAATAATATCTTGCTCAAAAGTTTTCTTCCAATCGCCTTGACCATTTCTGTCAGAGAAATGTCTTTTAGACTCTCTGATATTCATGATTTCTTCTGATTTCTCAGCTAACTGAGATTCTAGATTTTTAACAACTGATTCTAAGTTAGAATAGTTATCATTAACTCTAGACTCCACGTCATTCATAAGCTTTTCAGCTCCTGATAGACCTGCTTCAACTATAGTTTTAGTTTTTTCCTGATCTGCTACTTCAGCAGCTTTTTGAACTTCAGCTTCGTCAGTTGCTTTTTGAGCAGCTTCGTCTGCAGCCTTCTGTTCAGCAGCTTTTTGTTCAGCTTGTTTCATTGCAATTTCAGCAGCTGTATCTGCAGCTACTTGCTTTGCGAATGCCTCAAGATTGAACTCTGAGTTGCTTTCAGGAGATTTATTTTCTTTTGACATATTTGTCTCCATGTTATGGGATTCCTCCCTTCTTGGCTGCTCAACATTAACAGCGTCTGCTGATTCTGCTGGGTTAGCCTTATAAAAAGTTTGCTTATACTCGTTGTACTGCTCCATACTATCAAATGACTTGCTTAAGCCAAAGGTTGCCCCCTGGTTGCAAGGTACTGATACTACAGAAACTTCAAAAAGTTCTGCGTCCTTTATTTTGTATCCATCGGTTTCGGTCATATAATCGGCTTCCTTGACTTTGAAACCGACAGAAAAAGCTCCAAGGACACCGTCTTTAATTAGTTGTGTTACATCTCCAGCAGCTTTTGATATCTTTGCAGATATTTCTAAACCGTTTTCTGTAACTTTTAAATCTTTTGCACGACCAATTGGTTTGTCGTAGTTGTGATTGAACAATATAATTGGATTATTTTTGAAGTTCTCTAATCCACCTTTTGTCCACGCATCGCTTTCAATGATATCTCCAGCTCTGTCGAGTCCGTTAGTACTTGCTGAGCCTTTAATATCTATTCCACCATCATCAGTTTCACCTAATGATTTAAAAGTGCTAGTCCAATGATAAATTTTACTTGACATCTTTCTTCTCCACTTTCTTCTTAGCAGGTGCTTTTTTCTCAACAGGTACTTCTTTTACTTCTGGTGTGACTATTACGTCTACAGGGTATCTTTTTGAGACTACACTAAGTACTCTACTCCAAGAACCAAATGCTCTTCTTAATAAGTAATCTTTAACAGGAACATCATTTCCTTTTGCTTTATAAGCAGGTAAGCCCATTACGCCACCTTCTTTTTTAAAGTACTCAGAAAGAGACTTTACCATCATATCTTTTGTCATAATTATTCTTCCTCGCTTGGGGCAGCCTCTTCAGGTCTACCGCCTTGTTCCGGGTTTACGGCTGAGCCTGCTATATTTGCAGGTACTCTTGGCTCGTCAAATCCGGCTACAGGTTCTTTTCCTAATGCTTCTCTTGCTTCGTTAGCACTTAATATTCCAGTGTTAACTAAAGTAGCATAGTATGCTGCCTGGTCTCTCAATTCTGGTTGTAAAGCAGGAATTCCTGTTACATCTTCATTTAGTGAAAAACCAAAAAATCTTTCTAATGCATATCCCAGTTTTTTGACTACTGGTAGTACTGTCTCTAAGTAGTACAATCTATGATTAGGTCTAATGTTTGCATTATTACCACCGTCCATTAGAATTGGTGGTATGCCCATTGCTTCGAGAATAATTCTTTCATTTGATTTAATTGATTCTGCAAAGTCTAACTCTTTAAAGTTAATTTTTGATAAAGCGTCTACTTCGAGTCCGCCATCAAGTATAAGAGGTCTTTTACCTCCTGTTGTTGGATTATATCTAATACTCCAAGCTCTCATCATTCTTTCTTTTACTTTCTCTGAAAGAGTGTTTGGTGACTTAAGTACTAATCCTGGAACTGCTCCATTTTTGAAGAAGTTATCCTGGAAGTTTCTCATGCTTGAGAGTAACTGCATAGTTCTATATGCTGGTTTTAGTCTTGGTACACCTCTATAAATTGAATTGAAACTATTTTCTTTTATATGTATAATTTCACTCGGGCTGTAATCTATTGAGTTATCATATGAAAATCTTTCTATATACGTTTTATCGTCAGTATAAATAGTTATCTTGTCAGCAGGCAAATGATACATATGCGCTCCATCAAAGTAAATAAAGATGTTTCCATCTATAAGTAAATCAATTATAAGATTTCTTTTAAAAGTGCTTACATCTTGAAAAGGGTTAGGCTCTTTATTAAGTAATAAATCAACCTTAGACCTACGAATATTTTTTACAACATTAGTAGTACCCAGTACTTTTTCTCCAACTGCAAAAGGTATCTCTGCTACGTCGTCAACAATCATATTTACTGCACGGTTGACAATCTCTAACTGCTCATAAGCATTTCTATAGTTGGTTACGATTTCACGAGAATCAACAGTCATTCCCTCATTTCGAGATATAACGTATTGCGAAGGATTTAGTTTTTCCTCGCTATTTCTTCCTAAGAATCTATCATACCATGCCATATTTATCTCTCTGTTTCTCGACCCATCTTTTTTGTTTCTCTGCGTGTATCAGCTTGGGTCTTTTACCATATATTGAGTGCAACTTCATATGGTGGCTATGGCAAAGTGTTACTGTATCTTCATAAAGTTCTTTCTGATGTTCATCAATAAAGGCTTCTCGAATCTCTAGTATTTCTTGTTCGTTTTTAATAATTAATTTTTTCTTTTTTATCCAAGTTTCTAGTAGTTCTGTAAGCCCGTGGTAGTGATGAAAATCTAACTGTTCGGTGGAATCACATATAAAACAATTGCTTGATTTATTATATTGTGATTTCGCTTTATCTCGTACGTATTTGACTAAATCTCTTTTGAAATTCATATTTCTACTCTTAATTAGAATTATACCAAAAACATACAGCAAATGTCAAGAACTGTTTTTTACAGGTCTTATTAGAACGTTGTGGCTGATGTTTCAAATGTGTATAACGCGTATCGCATAGCATCGGCCATATGGGATGCCATGTTATGCTTTGGTTTCTCTTTTAATAAATTAGGGTTTGGGTCCCATTGATACTGGTCCAATGAGATAAGTGCTTCTTTGCAAGTTTGGTCGACGATTATTTCATCGTTATCGACTACAGTGGCTACATGTCCAATTCCATCTAATACAGATTTCTTAGCATTTATAGTACTGATATCATAATTTTGTGCAAAGTCGTATCTTGTTTGTTGAGCTGCAGAGTCAATATAAATATAGTCAATATCCCATTTATGAATTAATTTTTGAATCTGAACTGCATGTTGTTCTGTTGTTTTTTCCGCATCCATGTACTCATCTATAAGATAGTACTTTTTCGCATCCCAGTCATATGCGATTACGCAGAAAGCTGTAGGGTCTTTGTAACCTACGTCAAGGCCTGCAAAAACATCCATATTACTTACATCAATTTGAGATAAGTCTGCTATACAAGTCTCATGATTAAATGCCCATACTTGGCCTTCATAGACATTAAAGTCCGCCATATATTCTTGAGCAAATTCATTTTCCGACATTGTTTTTCTGGCTTCTGTAATATCGGACTCGGCAACACGAGGATTCTCGTGGTAAGTTGCTTTTACGGAACACCATTCTGGAAACTCTTCACTAAAGCCTCTGTAGTAAAACTCTGCGAAGTAATTGTTTCTACCCCTTGGAGTAGATATAAAGATTGCTTTGGAGTTTTCTTTGTCTAATGTGGGCCTGAGCGCAACATTGAAAGCATCCCTCCCATCTGTGAGAGCGGCCTCATCGAATATGATGAGATCATATGACCTACCCACCACCGAGTCAACCTGATTAATGGAACCCATACGAATCGTAGAGTTGTTAGATAGTTCAATAACTTTATCTTTTGCATTGTCTCTTAATACCTCTAAATCAAAATGTTTGATTAAATTTCTCTGCAAATCAAATGAGATTTGCGATAGTGAATAGTTGGGGGACATTAATAGTACATGACTGTTTGGTACTAAGCAAACCAGTTGTCCTATTATATTTGAAATGTAAGTTTTACCTTGACGACGAGAGATAGCCGCACATACAAAACGATATTTTGGGTTGTTAATAGCATTTATAATGGCTCTTTGTGAAGTATTAGGCTCTATACCTAATAATTCGAGATACTCTGTTATAGGAAGTTTTATAAAACGTGACTCTTGTTCTACGTCCATTAAATAATTACTGACTATATCTGTACGACTAATTTCTATCAATGTATTGTCTCGTCTGGGAATATGTTATCTTCTGAATCTATAAGTAAATCCAGTTCTTTTAGTTTTGTATAAAGGTAGCAGTAAGTAGCCGATACAGTTTTGATCTTCTTCTCTGCTGGTGATAAGTCTCTGAATTCTTCGACTTTCATTAAATCTTGTAGCATTTTTCCTGCATGTACTATGCCTTCTTCAAGCCATAGCTTTGTTCCGTTTGCAGTTGACATTATTTTCTCCTTCTTTTTAATCCTAAAGTTCGTTTTTGTGATTTTGGTGGACGCTTTTTAGAGCCTCCTTTGCCTGCCCAAAATACTTTGTTTGCCCAGTAAGCAGCGGAAGATTTTCCTTTCCTAATGTTTCTTGCATGTCTTGCCTTGAAACTTCTTCTTGCTTCTGGACTATAGTTGTGGCCCATTCCTTGGGCTCCAAACCTAATAATCTTTACTTTACCACCTACTCTTACACCTACTACGGCTTTCTTAGTTTTGTGGCTTGGGGTTTTCTTAGGTTTGTTAAGTCCGCTAAGACCTGCTCTTTTTAGCCTTGCTTTTTCTGCTGCTGTTAGTGCCATTCTTCATCCCTATAAGTAAAGATTTCTTTACTACTTTGTCGAGTCTACCCGACTTCATAAGTTTATTTATTTGTTCTAAGATATTATCTTCTTCTCCTTCTCGTCAATATAGTAGAAGGTGTTTTCTTTCCAAACTTTGCTCTTTTAGGGTTGACTGTTTTACCAAATCTTGGCCCTACTGCTTTTGGTGCTGCACCATAAAATCCACCCGGTGTGGACGTTGGTGACTTAGTGTTTACATAAGTTCCAGCTGCTGCATTTAAATCACGAGTTAAACCTCTTTTCAATACATGCTTTCTTAGCTTGGAAGTTGAGTGGACGCTTGGTCCGCTTAAAAATCCGCCTTGTCTTGCCATTTTTAATTCCTATCTACTCTTAACGAGTACTTTGGCTTATTAGCCTGTTAATGAGAACCTTGTTATTTGGGGTTCTCGGTAAATTTAGTAACTTTTTTAGTTGGCAGCCATACTCTAATTCTAAATGAACTGCCGCTTTTAATCTTTGTGATAAATCTAATAGCTTCTCTACTTCGTGAGTTAGATTATTCATATTTTACTTCTTCTTTCGACGTCTCCGTTTAGTAAAAGTACGAACGTTAGTGGGTCTTCCACCAACGCCTTGAGGTACTGCCCTCTTACGGCGAACTGCCGACCTTTTCTGAGCTTTGCTCATTGTTCTTGCACGTGCTAAAGGCACACACTTAGGGTATCCTTTTCGTGAGGTTTTTGCTTTACCCCTTCCACAAGGTTGATACTTACCTTTTTTCTTGGGTCTGGATATATCCACCCATTTTTCTTTAAACCACTTTGATAATCCGCCTTTAGGTTTAGCCATCTTGATGATGATCCATATCTCCATCTGCAATATAATTTGCAGCTGAAACTACTTCATACTCTGAAATTGCTATTTTATTTGTAAACCAAGTAGGTAAATCCGCTTCTGGATTATCTAAATGGTCTAATATCATTTGTGAGTGTGAAATTATGGTTTTACAAGATTTTATAACAGAAGCGGCATCTGTGTGACCGCCTTTCTGTACTAATACGAATTTTCCGTCTTTTAAAAGTTTAGCTTCCATTTTTTGCTTTCTGTTCAGCTGCTATCAATTTGTCCTTGATATCTACTGACCCGTCCCAGTTCTTATCTTTCCCTGTGACTATGTTTAATAATTGTGTTAGTTTAGTTTTAAACCAAGTTTTCATTTTTTTCTTTTCCTTGCAACGCCCATTCTATATTTTCCGCCACGTTGCTTATATGTTTTTACTAACCATCCGTTTGCATAAGCACTCGGATAGACCTTAAATTTTCTTTTTGCTGCTGCCTTCACTCTTGCATAAAGTGCAGGGTTTGTTGGCACTGGTCTTTTTTTAACTGCTTTTCTTTTTCTTGCCATGTCTTAGTTCCATCAGTCTTGCCCTGTCTTGCTGTATAATTATACGCTTCGGGGCTTGGTTGTTTCCACCTTTTGAAAAAGATGGGTGTGACCATAAGTATTCACAAGTGTTTTGGACTTCGTTTCTATGTTCTGTAATAGCGTCCATGTCGTCAAGAGTATAGTCATCACCCATTAGATAGATAATCACCTCCCATGATTGTTTATTCCAGTTAGTCTCATTTTCTAATAACAAGTCATCACTGTAATCAACAAAATTTGTAGTACCTGCTATAAATGAATTATAAGACCAGGGACATACTTTATTTAATTTCCTAAAATAAAATAACCAAATAATGTAATCTGGGAGAGGTTTAACCTCTTGAACGTTTCTTTTTTCCACCCTTTTTTTTCTTTTTCTTGCCCATACCTTTTTGCTTTGCAAGAATAGCTCTTTGTAAAGCTTTTGGTAGTTTCTTCTGTTTAGCAGTTAATGCCATAGTCGTGCTCCTATGTCCAGCGAGGTGGTTCCTCAGGACACTGTGCCCATCTTATTTTAGTTTTGAGGGGCATAAAACAATTACATTTATTACAAACTTTCCATTTTTTTAAGTGTGGACACTTTTTACAAATTGCCATTCGTTCTTTTGGCGTCTTCTTCATCTCAGAGTTTTTGGTAATTTAGCTCTCTTATTTCTTTGAAGATTTGTCTTTCTTGCAAGTAATCTTTTTACTCTTGCAGATAGTGGTGCAGCTTCAGGCTCTGCTCCTTTACCTTCCTGTACTGTTCCTGCCTCTACTTGCTTGACTGCCTCTTTTAAAGCATCTTCTATTGAATTAGACATCTATTCTCCTTTATATGCTTTTTCTGCCATTTCTTTAGAAGGAAACTTATATAGTTGCCCATCTTTTTTGAAGCACCAGTGTTGGCGTTTTTGATAAATAGGAAGTTCTATTTTCTTCTCTACTTTTGTTTTTAGTTCTTTTGTTGTGTAATCTTTTTCCATATTTTCTCCTAACTATGCATTGAAAACATAGTCCATATTATACCAGCTCCAGCAACTATTAAAGTTCCAGATACGCTAATAAGTATTGTTTCTATTCTTGAGACTTGATTGTCCATACTGGTGAATCTTCTGTCCGCACCTTTTTCCATGTCTGTTATCTTATTGAAAATAGTTTTCCACCGCTCGGCGCATATCGCTTCATGTTTTGCTAATTCTGCGGCCACCTCGTTAACATCCATATTATTCCCCTGAAATCTGTTGAACTTTTTGTTCTTCAATAATTATACCAAAATCACAGCTAAAAGTCAAGAACTATTTTCTGATGGTATATATTTTAACTGGTTCGGTCTTTCCTTTTACCGTAACTTCTGCTAGGAACTCGTAGTCAAATCCGTCAACTAAACTGTGTTCCGATATGATTAAATCTGCATCGTACTCCTTGCAAGAGGATTCTAGACGAGCAGCTAGATTAACGGCATCCCCAAGTACACTATAGTC